GACATAGGTGCCCCTAAGAAGGACGGTAAGTTCCAAGCCTGTGGGCGTAAGTCTGCTAAAGGGAGTAAACGAAAGTATCCGAAATGTGTGCCAAGGGCGACAGCAAAGCGCATGACAAAAAGTCAAATTAAAAGTGCAGTTGCTAGGAAAAGAGCTAAAGCGCAGGGAGTTGGAGGAAAACCAACTAATGTCAAGACTTTTGTTAAAAAGTCTAGTAAAAAGGTTTCCACTAAAAGAAAGACTCCTGTTAAAAGGAAAACTTCTACAAGAAGGAAAAAACGTAAATGACTACTTCTGGATCCGTTGACTTTGACCTTGATGCTGCTGAGATCATTGAAGAAGCCTATGAGCGGTGCGGTCTTGAGATGCGAACAGGATACGATGCTAGAACAGCTAGACGATCCATGAACATCATGTTGGCTGAATGGGCTAATCGAGGAGTTAATCTTTGGACTGTTAGACAACAAACGACAACTTTGACCGCAGGCACGGCTACATTAACTTTGACTGCTGATGTTGTAAGTGTTCTAGAAGCTGTTATTCGTAGAGACAATACAGATTTTGATCTTCAGTTGATTAGCCGTGGTGAGTATCTGTCTATTCCAAACAAGACCACGACAGGCAGACCATCTCAGTTTTACTATAGCCGTCTTACTGTTCCAGAAATTAATTTATGGCCAACACCAGATAGTTCTTCCGATCAAATTGTATATTATTTTATGAAACGCATGGAAGATTTTGACACATTAAAGAATACTTCTGATATGCCCTTTAGGTTCCTACCATGTATGGTTGCTGGTCTTGCTTATTATATTTCATTAAAGAAAGCTCCAGACAGGATTCAAGTGTTAAAGACTTTATATGAAGAAGAGTTTCAAAGAGCCCTTAGTGAAGATCAAGAAAGAACTGGTCTTACTCTTGTTCCCTCTATTCAGTATTTGAGATACTAATATGTCCCGATATGCATCAGGAAGAAAAGCGTTAGGAGTTTCAGATCGTTCTGGTTTTGTATATCTTTTACGTGAAATGAAAAAGGAGTGGAATGGTTCGCTTGTTGGACCTGATGAATTTGAAAAAAAACATCCTCAATTAGAGTCACCTAAAAATATTTCTGATCCTCAGGCTTTAAGAAACCCAAGACCTAATGTTACTTCTGGTGATGTGAATGTTTCAGTGGGAAATACTGTTTTCCCACCTGTTGATTCAGTTGGTCCTATGATAGCAGCTGTTGGTCAAGTAGAGGTAAGTATCTCATGAGTTTTACATTTGCACAGCTTAAAACAGCAATACAAGATTTTACAGAAAACACAGAGACTTCTTTTGTTAATAACTTACCTGTGTTTATTAGAGCTGCTGAACGCCGCATACTTAGTCTTGTTGATCTAGAGTATTTTAGAAAAAACGTGTCTGGAACGATGACAAGTGGTGATAGGTTCTTGGCTGTTCCAGATGATTATCTCGCTTCCTTTTCTCTTTCTATAGAGGTATCTAGCAGTAAAGTATTTTTACTTCAGAAAGATGTAAACTTTATTCAAGAGTACAATCCTAATAGTGCTACAACAGGAGAGCCAATATACTACGCTATTTTTGACGTTGATAATTTTATAATAGCACCAACACCTGATGCTAACTATAGTAGTGAGCTTCATTATTTTTTTGAGCCAACAAGTCTAACTGCTGGATCTGATAGCGGAACTACCTGGCTAAGTACAAACGCTCCTAACACAATGCTTTACGGATCTTTGGTTGAGGCATACACTTTTATGAAAGGAGAAAATGCATTATTAACGCAGTATAATTCTAGGTTTAGTGAGTCTTTACAGAGGCTTAAAGATTTGGGAGAAGCTCGTGAGAATAGTGATGCATACAGAATTGGTCTACCTAGAAGGGCTAGAACCTAATGTTTGATGTTAGCATAAATATGTCTGACGATTTTAAGGTTGAGGTTGGAACTACAACAAATCGAGGGTGGACTCCTGAAGAAGTCGCTCATCGTTGTGCGAATAAACTTGTAGAAGTTTCAGAAAATGCACCACCTGTAATACGTGATCAAGCAGAGGCTTTTAAAAGCGATATTGAAAAAACTATAGCTTTATATATGAGAGAGGCTATAAAATCAGACAGAACAACTATTTTTAACGCAATCAAGAACGCTGGATATCCCGATCTGGCAGAGGCTATCAGGAGGTTATAAGATGTCAATTACGCAAGCGATGTGCACAAGTTTTAAGAAAGAACTTCTTGAGGCAAAGCATAATTTTTTAAACTCTGGCGGAAGCACTTTTAAGTTAGCTTTATATACAAGCAGTGCATCACTTGATGCCACAACCACTGCTTATACCACAAGCAACGAGGTTTCTGGAACTGGTTATTCAGCAAAAGGAAATACATTAACTCGTGTTGACCCATCTACCAGCGGCACTACAGCGTTAACCGATTTTGCCGATACAACTTTTAGCAGTTCTTCGATAACCGCGAGAGGTGCTTTAATTTTTAACGAAGATGCCACTGGTGATACCTCGGTTTGTGTCCTTGATTTTGGAGGCGATAAAACGAGTTCTTCTGGAGACTTTACTGTTCAGTTTCCAACTGCTAGTGCAACGGCGGCAATAATTAGAATAGCTTAATGGCCAACATAATCGTAGCATTTGAGGGATGGAACTCCTCAACGCAGGCTTGGGGGTCTGCTGGATGGGGAGAGAATGTTGCTGTCCCTGGTGCTACATCTGGATTAGGTAGTGTTACTGTATCGGCTGACGCTAACGCAGCTGTTACAGGATTAGCAGGCACTGGTTCTGTTGGCTCTGTTACAATATCGGCTGACGCTAATGTTGATGTTACAGGAGTCGCTGGAACATCCGCTTTAGGAACAGTTGTTGCCACAGGAGATGCTAATGTTGATGCTACAGGAGTATCGGGCACCTCTGGATTAGGTAGTGTTACTGTATCGGCTGACGCTAATGTTGATGCCACAGGAGTGGCAGGCACTGGTTCTGTTGGTAGTGTCACAGTCGTTGAGGGACAGGGTGTTACATTTACACTTACTGGTGTTGATAGCACTGGTTCTGTTGGTAGTGTTACAATATCAAGCGATGCTAATATAGCAGTTACAGGAGTATCGGGCACCTCTGGGCTAGGGTCTGTTACGATTGCCCTTGGTATAGTGGCAGAAGCAACAGGAGTGGCAGGCACTGGCTCTGTTGGTGATGTTACAGTATCAAGTGATGCTAATGCTTTAGTTAGTGGTGTTTCTGCTACAGGAGAAACATCGAATGTGAATGTGTGGGGGGCAATAACACCTAGTCAAACACCTGATTGGGTCTCTTTAACACCTAGCCAAACACCTAGTTGGTCAAGTATAACACCTAGCCAAACACCTAGTTGGTCAGCTATAACACCTAGTCAAACACCTAGTTGGAGTTCTTTAACACCTAGTCAAACACCTAATTGGCAAGAAACAAAACGTAAAGCCGCATAGTGAGATAGATCATGACTTCTACATATACAGCTAACAATGGCATTGAAAAAATTGAAACAGGTGATCAGTCGGGGACGTGGGGTGAAACCACCAACACGAACTTTGACATTATAGATCGTGCCTTAAATGGTGTGGGAAGTATCACTCTCTCTGGAACTTCACATACTTTAACAACAACTGACGGTTCACTCACAGATGGTATGTTTAAAGTCTTGTCTTTGGCAGGATCACCCACTGGAACGAATACCATCACTATCAGCCCTAATGACCAGGATAAATTATATTTTGTGACAAACGCTAGTGGTCAATCCGCTGTGTTCAGTCAGGGGACAGGCGCAAACGTAACAATACCAAACGGTGGTGCCGATATTATATTTGCTGATGGTGCGGGTAGCGGTGCGGCAGTCTCAAGTCTTTTTGCTAGCACAGTAACTTTTGGCAGTGATGTTCTTGTCGGAGATGATTTAACTCTCAACAGTGATAGTGCGGTTCTAGGTTTTGGCGCGGATACAGACACAACCCTTACACATACAGATGGCACTGGATTAACTCTTAACTCTACTAACAAACTAACTTTTGGAGATGTAGCTAGTTTTATACAACAAAGTAGTGATGGTGTTCTTCGTGTGGATGGAGAGGCTACTATTGATCTTAATGCGTCTACCGCTGTTACAGTCAGCAACGATCTTAAATTAGACTCTGATAGTGCAGTCTTAGGGTTTGGCGCAGATAACGATACAACTTTAACGCATACAGATGGAAGTGGTCTGACATTAAATTCTACAAATAAACTTATGTTTGGGGATAGTGGCACGTTTATTCACCAAAGTGCTGATGGGGTTCTTGACCTGGTCTCAGATACAGAAATAGAAATAAACGCAACCACAATAGATATTAATGGCGCGGTTGATGTAAGTGGTAATATTACAGGTGGTGGCAATTTAGATGTATCTAGCGGAACAATAAAACTTGACGGCAACTACCCAACAGGCACCGAAAACGTGGCGTTGGGTGACACAGCATTAGACAGTGTTCAAGCTGGAGGTAATAACAACGTAGCAATAGGTAACAGCGCAGGGACTGCAATTACCACAGGTGATAGTAATAATTGTATAGGCCATACAGCAGGTCCAGCAATAAATACAGGTTCTCAGAATGTTGCTTTGGGCAATGGTGCGGGTAACAGCGAGACTACAGGCTCAGATAATGTGTTGGTTGGACACGCAGCAGGGTTTACTCAAAATGGTAAATCTCAAAACACGTTTGTTGGTAGTCAAGCAGGATACACAGTCAACGCAAGTGGAAATACGTTTGTTGGGTATCAATCAGGCTACTATGCTACTACGCCTACCACCAACGTGGGATTTGGGTATCAGGCATTGGTAGGTGTATCCAGCGCGGCTCTTACAGGTAATAACAATGTCGCGGCAGGGTATCAGGCATTGAAGGCAGTGACTTCAGGTCAGCAAAATACTGGACTAGGTGCGGGGGTTTTGGGAAGCGTATCAACGGCTGAAGGCCAAACTGCTCTAGGGTATCGTGCAGGGTTTGTCGGAGGTGGTGGTGCGGCAGTTACCACGGGATTTTATAACACTCTCTTGGGCTATGAAGCGATGGCAAGTGCCGCAGATGGACAACATCAAATTGTTCTTGGATCATTTAGAGCAACGGGCCAAGGAAATAATACTTTTACGTTTGGTAAAAGTGGAAGCCAAGTCACAAATACTTTTACCTCAAATGCAAACTTTAGTCAGTCTTCGGATCAAAGATTAAAAACTAATATAGAGGATAATGACCTTGGGCTTGATTTTATAAATGATCTTAAAACAAAAACCTATAACTGGTTACCATCCAATGAAGTACCAGAAGAATTGACGAGTCACTATTGTGAAGAAAACCAAAAAGATACTGATGTTAAGATGTATGGAATGCTGGCTCAAGAAGTGAAAGCGGCAATGGATAAACACGGAAATCCAGAGTTTACAGGTTGGTTGGAGAACTTGATGGATCGTGACTGGGAAAC